TAGCACAAATGGAAAAAATTGTTTCAAAAAATAAAGAACTTGAGTGGGTCGGTTGGAATGTTGTGGAGCGTAAAAGATCAGACCTTGCAAGAACATCCCCAAGCGGAGTTCGTGTAAAAAATGTATGGTACCTACAAAAAACTTTTAATCTTGATCGTAATGGTTGGGACATTCCAAACAGATACGGTCAATAAATGAAGCAACATTTATGGAAAGATCAGGCAGCGTGTCTTGGTCTTGATACTAACATATTTTTTGATAAATATGAAGATAATGTAGACGTACGCCCAATTGTAGATTCAATGTGCCAAAGATGTCCAGTGTCAAAGGTTTGCTTTGCTAATGGTGTTTCTGGTAAAGAGTATGGTGTCTGGGGTGGAGTATTTCTTGAACTTGGAAATATATCTAGAGAGTTTAATAAACATAAAACTAAACAAGACTGGGCCAATACCTGGCAAGCACTGACAATGGAGAAGTAAGTGTATACAGATAATATGCGTAAAGCCTTTCACTCTGTAATTCCTCCAAAAGGATTTACTATAGAGTTAATTGATAATGAACATTTCTTAACTATTAAGTTGAATGAGTTTACTTTTGCAAAAATGGTTCATGACGATAAGATACAGGCTTTACAATACGTTTTAAATTTAAAAAAAGCCTTGGAAATGGAAGGCGCAATAGTTTTAGTTACTAGGGAGGCAATAAAATAAAAATTTTTATATCTATTGCTTCTTATCGTGATCCAGAACTTCAGTGGACGATTAAAAGTGCAATTGAGAATGCTAACAGTCCAGATAATCTATATTTTGGAGTTGTTCATCAAGGTGTTGATTCAGAACTATTTGATATTCAAACAATTAAAAACATGTCTTTAGTTAAGATGCATCCAAAAGAAGCAAAAGGTGCAGGATTTGCAAGAGCAAAAGCAATGGAACTGTACTCTGGACAAGAGTATTTTCTTCAAATTGATTCACATACAAGGTTTGCTCCTGGCTGGGACTTAATTTGTATTGATCAGTTAAACAGGGCTAAAAATATATCTGGTCATAGTCGTGTATTGTTGTCATACTTTCCTGCCCCGTTTGAACCTGAAAGAAATGGAGGTATGTTTTTAGTAAAAAATAACCCAAAGATAAAAGACTATCCAACTAGACAAAAAATATTATTAAATAAAAGGAAACAGTGGACAGCAGAAAGATTTGAGTTTAATAGTAAATTAAAAGAAAACCCAGAACTTTCTGAAACAGTTCTTGGTGGCTTTATGTTTTCAGATGGTTCAATAGTTAACGAAGTACCTTATGATCCAGAGATTAGTTTCTTTGGTGAAGAGATTTGTTTTGCTATGAGATCATGGACAAGAGGATGGGACATATACTCTCCTTCAAAAAATATTGTATACCATTTTTATTCTCGTGGAGGATATAGCAAGATATGGAAAGATAGAAATCTACGTGGCATTTCTTGGAAAGAAATAGAAGAGATCTCGTATAGTAAACAAAAAAGAGTTCTCTGTGGAGAAGAAGAAGGAGTTTTTGGTGCTGGAAACATTAGAACCCTTGCCGAGTATGAGATCTTTACTAATACTAACTTTAAAGATTTTTATAGTTTGACAAAGCCTTAGTCTTAGGATATAATTAAAACATGTGGAGTGGTGATATGAAAGATATTTTTATTGTTGTTTTTGCAACATTGTCATTTTGTTTTGCAATATCATACCTGTTAGTCCTAAAACAGTCTATTAGTCTTAAAAAAGATTTATCAAAACTTTTTATTGAAAATACTCTACTTCAAGAATATGTTGATCTAAGTAAATCTACAAAAATAAAAGAAGATTCAGAGGATTTAATACACAAAGAAAACTTTATTAAGTTTCTTTCTGATTCTAGACTATGGGCATTTGAATATATTGAAAATGTTCAAAAAGGTTTAACTAAGTTTGTCAATGATGTTGATGCAGACATATCATATTTTGATGAGTATGGAGAGGCATTGTCTATGTCAAGACCAGACTATCCGCTTATGAAAAATATTTCAAAAGCATACAAAGAATTAAGAACACTATTGCCAACAGAAGATGAAAAATGAGAAAAAAAATAGAGTTTGGAAAATTTGAAGATTGGCTTCCAAATATTGTTGGAATAAAATCAAAAATTCCTCAATGGTATAAAGATCAAGATATGTGGAACAACAAACAGCCGTTGCAAAAATCTTATCAGGTTAGCAAATCCTTTAAAGCCTGCATGCCTTTTTTAGATGCACTAACCACTGGATATACAATTCAGTTATGGACAGACGTTCGTGTTAGACAAGAGAATGGTCAACCTATTTTTACCTGGGCTTCTGGGCCAGATCCAATTGACTTCCGCAGCAATGATGGAAACCAAAATTTACCAATACCTGCTGGATTTAATTCAAGACAATTTGTTTGGAAGTTTCCTTATACTATTAAAGTTCCAAAAGGATATAGTTGTTTGGTAACACATCCAATGAATAGACATGACTTACCATTTATTGGATTAACTGCAATTTCAGATAACGAAGTTGCAACACTTGGTCCAGGTAACTACCCATTCTTTATTAAAGAAGGATTTGAAGGAATAATTCCAGAAGGAACCCCTATAATGCAAGTTATACCATTTAAAAGAGAAAATTGGAAAGTGGAAGAAAACAAAGAACTTTTAAAAGAATCTGTTAACCTACAAAGAAAAATGAATGCTGTAATTTCAGGATATTATAAAAAAAATATATGGAAAAAGAAAGAATATCTATAAAATGAAACAAGTATTATTGTCAACACTAACGGGTTTTGGATGTGGAGTAGTCTTTGCTGCATTCAAATTGCCAGTTCCAGCACCACCAGTTTTTGCGGGAGTCGCAGGAATTGTAGGGCTATGGGCTGGATATGCTATACTAATTAAGGTTCTATCCTAGGAGGAAAAATGAACACAGAACAACTAAAGGCACTACTTGCATCATACGGACGATCAGTCCTTGCATCAGGCCTTGCACTATACATGGCAGGCGTAACAGATCCAAAGGATCTATGGACTGCACTTGTAGCAGCAATTGCACCCGTGGCAATTAGAGCAATCAATCCTAACGACAAGGCTTTTGGTCTATTGCCAGATGCTAAGGCTGTAGAGACCGCTCTGAAGGCTGCTAAGGCACCTGCAAAGAAGGTTGCTAAGAAGGCTGTTGCTAAGAAGGCAGCACCAAAGAAGTAATATTTACTTACAGAATTGCCAGTCTAGAGATAGGCTGGCTTTTTTGTTTTACGAGTTAACTAAGTTTATGTACTTATCTCTTAATGACTCTGTTGAAAAATTAACAAATCCAAGATCAAATGCTTCTTGTTTAATTAAATTATTTTTCTTTTCCATGTATTCATCAACTGTTTTTGCAAGTGCTTTTGGATCAATATCATAGACATCAATAATAGCCTTAGCCTTAAACTCATCAATCTTGCTTGCCTCTACCGTCCATTTATCAGGAAGGATGGCATTGTTTGGAGAAATGCGGGGCATAAAAACAGGTAGCCCACTAAGAAGAGCCTCATTCATAGGTAAACATAATCCAGCATACCTTCTAGGTAATACCATTGCATCATAGCCAGAGTATAAATCTTCTGGTTCTTTTGTTGTATTAGTCTGGATAGTTAGTCTTTCATTAGTATTTCTAATACCTAAATCAGTTTGAGTTTTAATTACAACTTCGTAATCTCCTGTAGAATACTTAAGCATTTCTATTACAGAATTAGTACCGTTTCTATCTTTAACTGCAGCCTTGCCACCAATATGTAATATACGATTATGGTTCTTTGACATATTATTTTCTTTTGCATTATTAAAGTTTTCGTGGTTTGTTGGTGGCGGCAGATAAACAACCTTACAACTATCACCAAAAAGTTTAACTATCTTATCCATATTCCATAGGCTAGGAGCAATAAGTACATCTGGAAGTGACCATTCTGTATGTACAAGGTTTCCAAAGAACTCATAATTATATTGAAGTATTGTTTTAACTCCACGAGATCTTGCTATATCAATAAATCTTGGACTATAAAATGTTTCACAACTAATAACTACGTCAATATCTGTAATAAAGTTTGCTATCTCAGCAGTTGTTGGAAAGCCTTTTAGTGTAGCAGTATAGTTATATCCATCGTACCAATCAAAATGTTGTTTATTTTGATTAAAGAACCTTGAGTTAATAAGCATAACCTTATCAGGGTTTAACATATTAACCAATTCCCTGGTTTGATTACCAAGACCAGTGTCATCACATCTTGCAATTATTCCAATTCTCATTCAGAATACCCCCAAATAAGATCATCACTAGTGTACTTTCTTGTTCCTTGGCGACCATCTAAATGATAGGATCTTTTTATATTTCCTTCAGGATGATAAATCCACAACTTATGTTTATTCCATCCATCTTCAGAAAATATACCATATGGGGAAATATCATCTTGAATTCTTCCATGCGTTGTATCTTCAATAAAAGCAAAGTCTTCTACTTCTGGAAGAATAACTTTTCTATAGTATTCAACAGTAGATAGGTGTGGTCTTTGGCTCCATTGAGATGTTTTCATAAAACCATCCTCTAATCCAAACATCAAATGATTATGAGGTTCAGGTATTGATGACTCAAAATGAAACCTTATTGTGTTTGCTTTGCCATACTCAATCATATCTAAACACTTGTCCCAGTCAATCTCAACATCAGGTGTAAGTGGAGCATCTCCTTCAACATAAAGAAGGCAAGGTGTATTTATAAGATTGATAGTCTGCTTTAGCATTGTGCTCTGATGGCTATGCTTATTAAATATAATTGGCAAAACATTTTTATATTGGTGAAGACACTTCCATAAAATTCTATTTTTGTATTCATCATAATCTTGTTTGCGATGCAACTGCTCTGATCTTAACCCATCAATCTGCATTATTATTTCATTACTAGGAAAATGATGCCTAATAGATTTAATAGTTTCATCTATCATGTCAGTGCTTGGATGTGCTGGAATTATTGATGTTGCAAGGATAATAGTTACATCTCTTTTATGCATTTATCTGTCTCATAATCTTAATTCCTAGATCTCTTTTTTGTTTTATCCACCAACATACTACTTGGTGCATATTATTTGGATACTGATCTAATAGTTTTGGAACTAATTTATTAAGTTCATTCCAATTTGATACATAGTTAAATGGAACATTAACTCCAAACA